GGAGAAGCCCTTGATACGGTCATCAACTGGAAAAACACGGTAAGCAATGCCTACGACGGATCAAAGACTCACGTCTTGTTTTTGGATGAGGCGGGTAAGTTTGAGAAGGGTATTGATATACGTGAGGTGTGGCGTATCCACAGAACCTGTCTGTTGGTTGGACGTCGTATTATCGGAAAGGCCCTTGTGGGCTCTACTGTCAATCCGTTGGATAAAGGAGGCCGTGAGTACCGCGACCTGTACTACGATTCAGACCCCAGAGACCGCAACGAAAACGGTCGCACAAAGAGCGGACTTTATGCTATCTTCATTCCAGCATACGAAGCACTGGAAGGATTCTTTGACCCATACGGTAATCCTATCGTTGAAGACCCAGAGAAACCCGTCTTAACTGAGGATGGCACATTTACTGATATAGGAGCAAAGACATTCCTCAAGAACGAACGAAAGGGCCAACAACACAACAGCTACGAACTTAATGAAATTATTAGGCAGTTTCCCTTTACGGAGGATGAAGCATTTAGGGACTCTACAAAAAGCAGTCTATTCAATATTCAAAAGATATACGAGCAGGTTCAGTATAACGACGATCTGTATCCAAATCCTGTTGTTATTGGGAACTTTGTTTGGAAGAATGGAGAACAGGATACAGAGGTTGTGTTCCGACCCGACCCGAATGGGCGGTGGCGTATTGCGTGGCTACCTCCAGCTGATATGCGCAATCAGAGGAAAGAAGAGTACGGGAAGCGTGTTGCTCCTAATAGTCTTTATGGATGTGGCGGCGTTGACTCTTATGATATTGATACTACTGTAGACTACCGCTCCTCAAAGGGTGCGTGCCATATCTTCAATAAGTTTAATATGGAGCATCCAAGCAATATGTTTGTTGCTGAGTATGCATCCCGTCCACCTCTGGCAAAAATCTTCTATGAGGATGTATTGATGGCTGCTGTCTTCTACGGATATCCTATCCTTATAGAGAATAACAAGTACGGCATTGCCAGATACTTCGAGTCCCGTAATTACGATGGATATCTGATGGATAGACCTGCGCATCTTGGTGCTGGAACAACGCACGTAAAGGTCAAGACAAAGGGTATACCATCTAACTCTCAAGACATTATCCAAGCTCACGCCCAAGCTATTGAGGCTTACATCCACGACCACGTGGGAGTGAACAACAATACAGGCGAGTATGGAAAGATATATTTTAATAGAACACTGGAGGACTGGATCAACTTTAAGATAGACGATCGTACCAAATTTGACTTGTCTATCTCAAGTGGTCTGGCTCTTTTAGCTGCCCAAAAACAAGTAAAACAAAAACCTAAATCCGACTTCGATAGCAAGGTGTTTTTCAGGAAGGTACGCTCAATCACTCGCTGATTGTTATTTGTATCTTTGTCCATAAAGTATCTACTACGGAATGGACTATACTGGAAAATCATCAAATTACGAGTCTATTTTCCCAGATCCGTTAGCAGACCAAGCAAAAAAACTGTCAAAGCAGTATGGGCTTCAGTATGCTAAGGCGATCTACTCCCAATGGGGAGGTGTGGAAATTGATGGCTCCCTGTATGCGAAACGCTGGCGGGAATTTGAAATTTCACGTGATTATGCTAATGGAACGCAAGACACTTCAATCTATAAGCAAATTCTTACATCGCTGGACCCTAACAACGGTGACGGCGCTCTACTGTCTCTGGATTGGACTCCTGTTCCTATTGTCCCAAAGTTTGTAAAGATTGTAACGAACAAAATTCTCTCAGCCAAGATGTATCCAAACGTCGAGGCTATTGATCCAATCTCTCAAACGGAAAAAGACCAACAAAAAGCCAAGCTTAAGTTTGCCATCGAAAACAAACAACAGTTTCAAGAAGCAAAAGAATTAGGTCTACAGGTAGACGTTGATGTAGAATCCCTTCCCGATACAACAGAGGAAGCGGAAATCTTCCTTGACTCAAACATTAAAACAGCAGCAGAGATAGCTTCTCAGATTGCTACTCGACTCACCCTGTCTTGGAATGACTTTGATGAGCGTATCTATCGCCGTAACGTAGAAGACCTCGTTACTGTTGGTATGGCTGTTGTCAAACGTGAAAACGACCCTAACTATGGCATTGTCACCAAATACGTTGACCCCGCTTACTTTGTGCATAGTTACACTGACGACCCGAACTTCTCCGATATCGTATACGCTGGTCACATTCAGCGTCTGTCTATCTCTGAATTAAAGCGTATTGCTGGCGATCAGTTTACCGAAGAGGAGTACAAGAATATGGCCCGCACGGTGATGAACCGCTACGGCAATAACCCCAACCGTTTTGACAATACAAGCTACGACAACAACCTCGATCGTTATAACTACGGATACGATGAGTACACCGTAAACATAATGGACTTTGAGTTTGTCAGCGTAGACAACGTCATCTTTGAGAAAAAAACAAGCGCCTACGGAAACATCGGTTTCTACTACAAGGGCACTAAGTACAACGCACCAAGTAATAGCGTATATGACCGCGAGGCTATATATATGCAGAATGCTACGCTCTACGGAGGTACGTTTATTATTGGAACCAACTACATCTACAACTACGGACTAAAGAAGAATGTACCTAAAAACGTACACGACCTCAGCCGTACACGTATGAGCTATAGCGCCGTTGCAACCAATATCCGTCGGATGATTCCAAAAAGTATGGTCTCTGGAGTCATTGGATTTGCTGACCAGCTTCAACTTTCGCACCTAAAGATTCAGCAAGCGATAGCTAAAGCGAAGCCTGACGGACTCCTTGTCGACATCGAGGGACTTGAGAATGTACAGCTCGGTCGGGGTGGAGAGTTGCAACCGCTTGATATTCAGGACATCTACGAACAAACGGGTGTCTTCTATTATCGCAGTAAGAACCCAGAGGGAGGATTCCAAAATCCACCTGTGCGTCCGCTTGATAATAGCATCCGCAATATCAATGAGCTCATCGCCCTGTACAACCACTACCTGCGTATGATCCGTGACGCTACGGGAATCAACGAGGTGATGGATGGAACGTCTCCCAAAGGAGAGCAGTTGGTAGGTGTGCGTCAACAAGCCCTTGCAGCTGCAAATAACGCCCTCTACGACATTACTAACGCTTCGTTGGTACTGTACCGCCGAGTGTGCGAAGACATCGTTAAATGCCTTCAAATCGTGCCTCCTAAGAGTATTCTGTTCCAAGCCTATGAGAACGCTATCGGCAAGGAGAATATGAAGGTGCTTAGCTCTTTCTCTAACCTTCCGATGTACAACTTCGGGGTACGTGTCGTCAGCGATATGAACGAGGTAGACCGCGCTTACTTGGAGCAGAACATTCAGGTAGCTCTGTCTCAGAGAGAGATTGACTTGGAGGACGCTATCGCTATCCGACAGCTAAAAGATATCGACCAAGCGGAGCGCCTTCTTGTGGTGCGCCGTAAGAAGCGTATCAAGCAACAGCAAGAGATTGCCTCTCAGAACTCACAGATGCAGGCTCAGATGAACCAGCAGACTGCTATGGCTACCTCACAGGGTAAGATGCAGGAAGAGCAGATGAAAGCGCAGCTGGAGGCTCAAAAGATTCAGTTGGAATCACAAGCGAAAGCTCAGCTTATGCAGTTGGAGTATCAGCTTAAAATGCAACTTGAAGACCTCAAGGGTCGCTACGGCGTTGCAGAACAGCAGATTGAGTCTGGTGTAAAGCAAAACCTTGAGAAGGAGAAAGAGGATCGCAAGGACGACCGCGTTAAAAAGCAAGCTGTCCAGCAGTCCAAGCTTATCTCCCAACGCAAGGGTGAGCGCCCAGAGCTTCAGGAAGAGACTGACATCGTTGATATCATATTGAATAAATAACTACTTTTGTGGTGCGTAGCATTGCACCTTGAACCTTTAACCTTTGACAAATGAGCTACTCAAACGTAAGCAACCCCGCTAATTACCAACTGCAAGCACTTGGTCAGAAGGGTTTTCGTAAAATCACATCAGGCTTCAGCCCTGTAGCAGACGAGTACTACCGCGCTATTGTGGTTGTAAACGATGCTGTTATCACTACTACTTCTGAAGCGGGTGATAACCTTGCTGCTGAAGCTATGATTGCTGGCACTGTCGTTTATGGATTGTTCAGCGCTGTCAGCGTATCTGCTGGCACGGTGATCGCGTACATTGCCTAATGCTCAGTTTAGGATTATCCCTAAGCATTCAGCAACCCGCCTCTAAGTTCCTGAGGACGGGAGCAAACTTATTTTTCTCGGACTACGAAGCGCGTGTATTAGCGGACGGTGGTACGGTAGAAGCAGGAAGCTGTTTCTCTGCTGCCCTGTATTACTTGGGTGTTCGTAGTGTATATGACTATACTGAATTCTTGTTGGATCGTATGTATGCGGATGGCGCAAGCTTTGATGGCGTCACCAATACGGTTATCACAAAGGTATGGAACCAAATGGCTCAAGACTGGGAGACGTCTACGGATGTATGGAATGTCGTTGAATATGGAAACATTGACTTGTTCCTTCCCTGCTTTAATAAATCTTTCTTCTCAATAAACGTATAAATTATGAGCAGCTTTTACACTGACGCCTCATTAGTAATGATTCCTTCTGGATACAAGACCAGTAAGGTGTACTCTGCCAAGCCCGTAGATGGTTCTGGAGATTTGACCTTCACACGCTCAAACGATACCGCAACGCGGGTCAATAGTTCGGGGCTTATAGAGAAGGTGCGGACTAATTTGTTTGCATATTCAAATGAGTTTGATAACGCTTATTGGACTAAGCCTCAATCAAGCCTTGTAAGTGGTCAGCCCGACCCAAATGGTGGAACCACAGCCTTTAAGTTAGTTGAGGACACATCAACAAACTTTCACTGGCTACTGAAATCTGGGCCATTATCGGGTGCGGGCGAATGGGGATTGTCTATTTTTGCTAAACCAGCGGGTAGGAATTACATTTCAATAGGGAATGCTTCACTTGGCGAGTATTCATACTTTAATTTGTTAAATGGAACAATCGTATCAAGTCACCCCAACGCAATAGGAAAAATTGAAGCGGCTGGAAACGGATTTTATAGATGCTCCGTCACTCTATTAACTTCTAGCGATTCGGCTACGGGGTTTTTTATAAGCACCGATGGCTCTACGAGAAGTTATACGGGCGATGGCACAAGCGGTTTAATTATTTTTAGTGCGCAGTTGGAAACTGGAGTAGCAACCTCGTACATCCCGACCACTACAACGGCGGCCTCAACGGGGCCAGTCAGCAATACCCCCCGTTTGGCTTATTCGGGTGGGGCTGCTTGCCCTTCGCT